GGCTGCCCCCAGTTTAAGGAGCGCACCGATGGCAAAGCTGATCCGCGATAGAAGCACGAAGGAGAAGGATCGGTGGTGGTCTGAGGTCGCCCGGGCGGCAGAGTCAGCACCGACGCTGACATACGAAAGGAGGAGCGCACCGATGGCTGATATCCGGGTCGACCCGCAGCCTCCCCGCGGAGCCATCATCCTCCGATTGGGGAACGAGAGCTGGCTCCCAGTGGAAGACAGGAAACCCCGCCACCTATTCTACGAAGACTGGAGCAACCCTTCGGGCAAGCCATCCGGCGGTGGTTTTCCTGTCGACCTCACGATCGTCGAAGCACCTGCTGGCTACGACTTCATCCGCTGGGTCGACGGAGTCCTGTACTGGACCACGGAGGAGCGCACCGATGGCGAATAGCGAGCAGAAGGTGGCTCGATTGCTCGTAGACTCGATCGCGTGGATTTGCATGTGGTTCGTGATCTTGGAGGTGTTCTGTGGCGAATAGCGAGGACGTGCTTGAGCGAGCGATCGACTGGTATTGCGACGACAAGACCCTGCTTTATCACCGCGGGTCGATTCTCCGGGACTTGATCGACCATGTCCGCGAGCTGCGGGTCAAGCTGGATTCCGAGGCAGGCCACCGGCTGTCCCTGTGTGCCGACAACGAGCGGTTTGTCGCCGAGGTCCTCGAGCTGCGGCAGAAGCTGGCCGAACCATGGCGCCACTTCCCGTGCCCCGAGACGCAACAGCCGTGCGACCGGATGTGCCTCTCGATGTGCCACCGCAGGAGTGATCTGATTGGCGAGCTGCGCAGAGACCGGGCGAGGCTCGACTGGGTGCTGAAGGGCGGACCGATCGACGTGGCGGTCGACTGCGGGAAGGACTTGGCCGTGATCGAGACGCGCGCAGAGATAGACGCCGCGATGGGCGGCGGGGAGGGGGAGGCGTGAGCCGGTCAGGCTACACCGACGATTACGAGACGATCGAGCTCTATCGGCGAACGGTTCTCAACGCAGTCCGCGGGAAGCGGGGACAGGCGTTTCTGCGCGACCTGCTCGCCGCTCTCGACGCGATGCCGTCGAAGCGGCTGATCCCGCACGAGCTTGTAAACGAGTCCGGCGAAGTGTGCGCGATCGGAAGTCTCGGGGTCCAGCGGGGCGTCGACATGAGCCAGATCGACGCGCTCGACCGCGACTCCGTGGCGAAGGCGTTCGGGATCGCGCCGTCGCTGGCTGCCGAGATCGAGTATCTGAATGACGAGTGGCACGCCCCCGAGACTCCCGAGCAGCGGTGGGCGCGAATGCGGCGATGGGTCGAACGAATGCTCGCGGGGGAGGAGCCGTGACCCATCCGCCCAATAACGACCGCTTCCTCGAAGCGGTCTTCGGCCGATCCACCCAGGGCATCTTCACGGCCGCGTTTCGTGGGCCCATGAGCACAGCCAAATGGAGCAAGAACCCGTTTTGCTCAGACCCCCTGTCGAACAACTACTACTGCGTCTCGACCCTCAGGGACCCGAACGGCCGCCGGACACCGGACAACTGTGACGCCCTGTACGTCCTGCTGGTCGACGACGTGGGGACCAAGATCCCGATCGCCAAGCCCGCGGGGATTCTCGGGCAGCCCACCTACCGGATCGAGACCTCGCCGGGCAACGAGCAATGGGGCTACCTCCTCGACCCCCCCGATCGCGATCCGATGCACGCGGAGGCACTCGTCCAGGCCATGCTGCGGGCCTTCACAGCCGATGCGGCTGGGCGGAACAGGGTCGCTCGGCTGCCCTACGGGACCAACGGGAAGAACGGATTCGTCACGCGCATGGCGGATTGGGACCCCGATCGCAGGATGACCCCCGAGGCGGCCTATACGGCCCTGGAAGCCGTCCCCGTCAACCCGGCGGACTTGGCCCACCCAGACGCCCTGCCGATCGATCAGGACCCCACCATCCTCGCCATGGAGCTTGCAAACCATCCCTTCGAGGCGACCTCGGTCGCCGGCATCTACAAGGTCCAGTGCCCCTGGCTGGCCGATCACAGCAACGGCCGGGACGACGGAGCGGCGTATATCAGTCCCGCGGGGTTCAACTGCTTCCACGGCCACTGCCACGACAAGACGTTTTCTGACTTCCGGTCATTTCTGGGGCTTTCTGCCTCAGAGGTGGACGGCGCGATCGCGGATGCAGCGTTTGGGGTGAAGAGCGAACAGGAGACGCAAGTGGTTTCGGACGCCGGGGATGAGCCTGCACAGCAAAAGGAGCTGACCGTGGGGGTCGAAGAACAGGCCCATCCCTGGCTATCCGAGACGGCGAAGGAGTTCGCCGACCCCTCAGGGCGGTTTCTGTCCCGCGCCGAGCTTCAGGAGAAGTTCCCGATCGAATGGCTGTTCGATGGGATCGTGCCCATGGGGATCCCGTGGTGCATCGCAGGCGAGGGCGGGCTCGGGAAGAGCCGGATCATGCTCGGGCTCTGCATGTCGATCGCGAGCGGAGTTCCCTTCGGGAACGACTTCATCCCCGGAGAGAAAGCTGGGGCGCCGGTCGTCTTCCTGACGCAAGAGGACGATAAGCCCCAACGAGGGCATCGGTTCATCACGCAGTACGAATATCTCTGTCAGCGAGACCCCCGGTGGAACACCGACGAGGTCCGAGAGCGGCTCCAGCGCAACCTCTACATGCCGAGCCTCGAATGGGGTCAGCAGATCGACACCGCATTCCGCCACTCGTTCAAGCAGTTTCTCACGCAGATGCCAGTTCCACCCCGACTGGTTGTGTTCGACCCGCTGATCCTCTTCTGGGACCATGCCGACAAGGAGGCCAGCATCAACAGTGCCGGGGGCTCGGTCACCACCATGAGGCGTCTGCTCGTCATGACCCGAAACGGCCAGGATAATCCGTTCTCCGCTGCGATTTGTCATCATCTCTCCAAGGAAGGTGATGTCTACGGTTCGGCGATCCTGACGGCCAACCTGAGGCTGGTCTTTACCGTGACGGCGACCGATGGTCAGGTTTCCATGAACGTCATCAAGGTCAACGCGAGCAACATCGCAGGGCGGGTCTATCCGATCGACCGATCGACCGATGGGAGTGCAGCCGTCTACCCCGGCATCCCGTTCGAGTTCGAGTCGAGCATCGAGCAGAAGCTCGCCGGGCTGATCCACAGCGGCGCGATCGACTGGGACGTGCCGGGCAGCAAGCTCATCGATCAGGCCATGCAGACCAGCGAGTTCAGCAGCCGAGAAGCCCTGGAGAAGCTCATTACACAGAAGGGTGTATGGCACAAGGGGACGAAGGGATCGGCAGAGGCGCTTGCTAAGTTGGGCCTTGAACACGCACACCACAACCGCTACAAACCCATGGGCGGATATTCAGGGGAGGAGACGGCATGAACGACCACGATCTCGACAAGCTCACCAACGCTGCGATCCAGCTCAACCGCGTGACCGAGATGCTGTCCGAGGACCCCGAGGTCCCGGAGTCCATGCTGGCTCTGCTGGCAGCCGCGAGCGGCTGTTTTACAACCCTCGTTCACGTCGCCGAGCTGCTAGGCGAGATCCATACTTCTGTGTTATTCCCTAAACTGACGATCAAGGAGAAGGAGTTCATGCAATGACCCAGTGCTCGATCCGCGTGATTACGAACGGGTATGTGCTCGTGTACATGGACGGTAACGATATGGTCGAGCTGTGCTTCGACAGCCGGAAGGAGCTGAAGAGCTGGCTTGATGAGAACCTGGGCATCCCGGTTTGGGAGGAGACGGAATGACCAAGAGGAAGCTGATCCTGGGTTTGCAGACGGTCGAGGACGACGGGCTGCTGGTGCACGACAAGGTCTACCCCGAGAAGCAGTACGTCTTCGTTGACCCGCGATCGTTCTATGCGTGGCTGTGCAAGCAGATGGGCACGGACGCCAAGCCGGATTCTCCGACGCACTGTGGCCGGGTGGTCGTGGACTTTCTCAAGTTGGAGCGGTTAGAGCGGATCGAGGAGGCAGCGAAACTCGTCTATGCTGAGCCCTATAGCCCGACTAAGCTCGCAAATCTCGGGAGGGCTCTTCGATGATCCTACGACCGAGTAAAGCCAACACCTGGATCGGATGCCCGGGCGCGCTCGCGTTCTGTGAAGCGAACGACATCAAGGAGCGGGCTCGGACCGGGACCGACTGGGCGGCGCTAGGCACCCAGGCACACAAGTACGCAGAGGCGGGGATCCTGTCGCTGCGCTGGCCGGACAAGTATCTCGCCAAAGCGGAGGAGCTTGCGAATGGACTCCCGAAGAACATCCGAGACATCGCCGATCGGTACATCCAATGGGTCGACGAGTTCACTTTCGGAAGAGAGCGGATGTTCTGGGGCGTGGAGCGTTCTGTACCCTTGTGGTATGAGCCCGATCACCGCGGAACTGTTGACTTCTTCGCTGTCGACGGACGAGATCTTGTCGTGGTTGATTTCAAGTCAGGACGGGAGCCGGTTCCGGTTGAGCGTAATCCCCAGATCACAATCTACGCCATCGCCCTCTACGGAGAACTCCAAGCCGAGATCGACGTAGACCGCATCACGATCGGGATCATGCAACCGATCGAGTCGAGGGAGCCCTCTTTCTGGAGCTTCACGATCGACGAGCTGCACGCCTTCAAGCGGGAGATCACCTCGGCCGCGATCGAGGCACGGCAGCCGCTCGTTTCGGGACGCTTGACGCCGGGTAGCTGGTGCAAGTATTGTCCGGCCAAACAGAACGCGGTCTGCCCCGCCCTCGATCGGCAGATGATGGAGCAGTTCAACTTCGGAGACCCCGAGCTGCTCAGCGAAGACAAGCTCTTTGCCGTGTTGCAGAACATCAAGACGTACAAGAGCTGGCTTGAGTCGATCGAGGACCGCGCGCGGGAGATGCCTGAGGAGTCGCTCAACAAGCGGGGCTGGAAGCTGATCCAGGGGGCTCGGCGGTTCTCGTGGCAGGGTGACGAGGACATGGTGGCAAGCCGGCTGACGGCTCTCGGAGTCGATCCGTTCCAGAAGAAGCTGAAGACGCCGAGCATGGTTCGTGATGAGATTGGGGAAGCAGAGATCGAAGGAATGTACGAGACCGATTTCAACAAGCCGAGCTTGGTTACGCTAGGTAAGCGTGGCCGGCCGGTTACGAAGTAGAGGAAACCTGAGATGAACGTGACACTGAAGAACTGCCGATTTTCCTATCTGAACGTCCTGACTCCGCGCGAGCAGAAGAACGACAACGGGGATGTGACCTACCGCTATTCGGCGAA